GAAAGATCCAAAAAAACATTTTCCAGATATACACATTGCAGCGACAGAAGCCGGCAGATATCAAACATTTACACAGCCGTTGGGCGAGGGAAGGATAGGTTATCTCGGTTCATTAACACAAAAAGCCATTGCCAAAACTCCTTCGCTTAGATATGTAATGCCTTTTGTTAGAACGCCAGTAAATATTGTTAGATATGCTGGTGAGCGTACTCCGTTAGGGGTGTTTTCAACAACTTATAAAGAAGCAATACAGAAAGGTGGCGCTGAAGCTGATTTAGCCAGAGCTAAAGTGGCGCTCGGAACTGGTGTTATGGCCACAGTTGCCTTTTATGCAAATAATGGCGAGATCACAGGTCGTGGACCATCTGATCCCAGAGAAAGGGCCGTGCTTATGGAAACAGGTTGGCAACCATACTCTATAAAAGTGGGTGATAAATATTATGCTTACAATCGGTTTGAACCAGTTGGTATATTGTTTGGTGTTGCAGCCGATACGACAGAAATATTTAATTATGTTGAAGAAAAAGGCACAAAAGAAGAAAAAATTGAAGCTGACAAAATAGCATCAATGATGATTGCATCGGTTACAGAAAACTTAATTAACAAAACTTTTTTAACTGGATTATCAGATGCAGTAAAAGTTATACATGATTCTGACCGATATGGTGATGCAGCCGTACAAAGATTTTTTTCTAGCTTTGTCCCAACATTTGTTTATTACCAAAGAAGGGGTGAAGATCCTTACTTGCGCGATGTTCAAACAATGGCTGATGCTTTTGCAAACCGCGTTTCTGGTAAAATTGGTCGCGCTGTTGTTGGTAAGGCATCAGAAGACCTACCACTAAAAAGAAACGTGCTTGGTGAGGCTAGGATGTATGCAAAAGGCTGGGGCGGAAAATTCTCACCACTAAGAGAATCAGAAATTAAAAAAGATGTTGTGTTTGATGAGTTTGTTAATCTTGGTTTTACGCCATCAATACCAAAAAGAGATATTAGGGGTGTTAAATTAAATGCAGATCAATACAGTAAATTGATGTCACTGCAGCTTTCGCCACAAAAGGGCGGATATTTAGATTTGAGAGGACAGCTAGAACAAATAATAACATCGCCGGGCTATCAGTCTCTACCAACGTATGCAAAGCGTGAGGCGCTTGCAGACATCATAAGATCAAACCAAGAGGCGGCTAAGGATCTTATGGCTGGCGTTTTAGATGGAAGCATCGTAGATCAATTCATACAACAAAGAATGCAAGAGATCCAAGAATAACAACATCATTAAAAATCGGGCGGGCGGGAGAATATATAGCAGCAAGCGAACTCGTTCTGTTCTTCGATGAGTTATTGCATACGCCAGAGGCTTGCCGCTTTGATCTACTTGGATTGAAAGACAACGTACACACAAAAATACAAGTCAAAACCACAAACACCACATACATACATCATGGCAGCGAATGGATGGCATGGGACATAAAAAAGAAACCAACCAACAAAAAGAAGTATCGGGCATACAGTGAAGAAGAAGTGGATATATTTGCTTTTGTTTGTTTGTTTTTAAAGAAAGTACACTTTGTTGCAAACAGGGACCTCGGCAGACGCGTTAAAATGCGCGTAGAGACGTTTGATGAATTGGATCAAGGGGTAGCCCTCAATGAAGCATACGAGTCTTTAAACGGGCTATAATTGTATCTCGACTGTTCTCGGTCCAATATCGTTTCCGTCTGGATCCGCACCATGCGCAAGCTGTAATTCCAAATCAATGTAGTGTTTTGCTTTTAATAAATCTTGGACCCTGTTCTCTTTGTCCCGGCATATCATTTTAATTACATTACCCAAACACCATGAAAGTTTGTTGGCATAAATAATGTCAACCACTTCTAGTTTTAAATCCTTGTAATGCTGACCGCCTACTTGTCTATTGGTTGCTAGATTGTCGATCTGCTCATCCCATTCTTCCATTTGCTGAGAGATATCGTCTTCAACAGGGGACCCGTTTGCATCCCACCTCTCGCCATCTACATAATACTTTTTGGTCATTTTTTTCTCCTTGTTGACTATTAGTATCGCATGGTATATCTTGGTTTTAAATCTGTCAAATAGAGGAGAAAATGATGGCATCAACGATAGTGGGAAACAAGGAATATATCGACACAAAGGAACTTTCGGTACGTTGGGGCAAGTCGCCAAAGACAATTGCCTACTGGAGACAGAATAACAAGGGGCCCGGCTTCTATAGGTTTGGAGAAGGCACGCGCAGAAAGGCTTGGTATGATCTTGACGAGGTAAGAGAATACGAGCGCACAAAATTAGATCAACCAATCTATACAAAGACAAGCGGATAGGTTGTGAGACACGCATTATTAAGCCCGTCATCATCGGGTATCTGGCTAAAGTGCCCGGCGAATCCGCAATACTCACAGAAAGGCGAATACACAGTTGGCATCCCCGCCGCTACCGGTACGCTGATTCACCAAATGGCTGAGATGGAACAAAAGGGCAATTTAGAGAACACAACATTAGAGGGTTACTGGCTTGACAGGGTTGAAAAAGTTGAAGACTTTGAAATTACAGTCGACCAGAACATGATTGATTGCGCCAGAGTATATGTGGACTATGTTGCGCAAAGGGTAAAAGAATTGAACGGAAAACTACTGGTAGAAGAACAGGTTAGTTTGGAAGAAATTTCTGGATCGTGCTGGGGTACAGCAGATGCATTGATTTTATCTAAACAAAGAATCGCTGTTATCGATTTGAAGAGCGGTAAGTGGCCAGTAGATGTTGAAAACAATACACAATTAATGATTTACGCATTGGGTGCGCTATCAAGGTATGGCGATGAAAACACAACAATGGAAATAACAATCGTCCAACCAAGGTCATGGCATAAAGATGGTCCCGTTAGAACATGGGATGTTTCTGCCGAAGACTTAGTTGATTGGGCTTACGGAACTTTGAAGCCAGCATGTGATTTGGCTGAAGAAGAAACACCTCAAGAGATACTTGGGGATCATTGTAGATTCTGCAACGGCAAAGCCATGTGTGTTGCATACAAGAAAGGAGAAGAAAATGGCTGAAATAAACGATGATGGAATTTTGATACGTTCGACTGTCAATGGACCGGGTTTTGAAGAATTCGGGGCAAGTGATGGGGATGTTATCATTGTATCCCATGAGGATTATGCCAAGCTGAATGAGCAACAACGCATGTTGATTGATGAGCTGCTTGATTTGCAAAATTCAATAAACATGGGGTCAGCATCTGTAGCTAACGCACAGGAAACAATAAAAATACACCAAAGAATGAACCAACTGTTGAACATCAGACACAGTGAGATGGTTCGTCTATTGCATGAGACTGGTGATCTGACTATTGAAGGTCAAACAAAGATTATTGCTGATGCAGATGGAGGTGAGGGATGAGTTTAGCTGCAATCAAAAAGAAGACGAAGAAGAAACCACCTAGACTGGTCTTATATTCAGGAGCGGGGATTGGTAAAACAACTTTCGGTGCTTCGATGAATAAACCAATTTTTTTATTGACAGAAGATGGTCTGGGTAAAATTGAAGTGGATCACTTCCCGGTTGCGACCGACTTCGATACATTTTTAAACTATCTTGGCACACTTGTTGAAGATGACCATGAATACAAAACAGTATGTATTGACTCGTTGGACTGGCTTGAACCTTTAATCTGGAACAAGGCTTGTGATGACAATGGTTGGAAATCAATTGAGCAACCCGGATACGGCAAAGGTTATGTCGAAGTGTTGAAGTATTGGAGACAATACATTGACCTACTGAACCAATTGCGGGATCACAAGGGGATGACAATTTTGCAAATCGCACACAATCAAATCAAACGATTTGAGTCCCCAGAGATTGAGGCTTATGACAGACATGAGCTCAAACTACATCGCAAAGCCGGTGATCTTATTCTTGAGCATAGTGATTGTTGTTTCTTTGCTAACTTTAAACTCGGTACTGTGAAAGTACAGGGCAAAGGTGGCCAAATGACAACGAAAGCGATTGCGGGTGATCGTGTTGTTTACACGGTCGAGAAGCCAGCCTTTTTGGCCAAGAATAGATATGGACTCCCAGAAGAAATGCCTTTTGAATGGAAGGCGATTCGGGAGGAAATGTTGAAGTGAGCGCAGATTATATTGTTCCGAGGGGAAACGAGATACAAAGATTGTTGAAAACATTGGATAACGCTAGAACAGAAATAAACAGCCTGATAGCGATCGATGAATCAATCGATGTTTTTCCTGAGAGCATTAAAGTCTGGTTAATTGAAATAGAAAAAGATATGTCGGGTATGGTTAAAGCAATTAATAATCGTACTACGATAGATTAAATCTACTCATAAAGGAGGAAGTTATGGATTTAACACAAACCGCCATTGGCACAATACAAATCAGCGATCCAGGTGAGATCAAAGAAGGTCGATACAACATGGAATATTTTTCTGAAGATGAAATCAGAAGTGAAAATAATCCTGATTGGATCGGACTGAGGATCACATTTCGCATCACTGATGGCAAAGAAAAAGGGAAATTTGCATCATGTTTATTCAGCGTTCAAAACCCGAAGTCACCAAAGTCTGTTGAAATTGCAGCAGAGAGTTTGGGACTACTGAGTAATGCTGCTGGCATTTTTCCTACGTTTACCAACACTGAGGATCTACAGGGTAAAGTGGTAAGCGGTAAGGTCATTATCAATGATAAGGGTTATCCTGAGATTGATGATGCTTACGGCAAGAATTGGCGCAAAGCAGAAGCAACAGAAGCCAAACCTGAGAAGGTAGAAACATCATCAACAGATGACTTTGATGATGAGATACCTTTCTGATCTACAGAAAACAATCGATACTCCCTCGTTGTGTGCTTACTGCAAAGCACCAGCGAAGGGGTTTATCGTGGACAAAAATAATAGATGGTATGGAGCTTGCAGTATGGATCACCAGAAAAAGATAAGTGAAGGCGAACGTTTAAAGAATGTTGCCATTTTGTCTGAAGTTGGATTGAGCTATGCAATCAAAGAAACGAAAGCAACATACATGGAAATGGCCAAGCATGAGAAAACGTACATCATGCATGAGTGGTCAGAAGATAACAGAAGAAAGTTTTTTAAAATGATGGTTCGTCATTACTTGAATTGGGCGAACATACAGGCAGAAACGGGAAACATGAGAGAGATTACCGAGGATGGATCTAACTAAATATTACGGCAAGAAAGGAATCGTCATTGACCGCAACTTTGTGATACATGGTGCGGGTAAAAGTTCAGACGATTTATTAATGGAGATGCAAGGAAATGGCTTATTGGTCAACTATTTAGACACTTCTGGAGAGCTGGTAAGAGTGCCGGTGACAGCGAGTGCAAACGTGCGGCCAGACAAAGGGAGAGAGAAGTCAGGCTGGTATGTGGTCAACACATTGGGCGATAAAATCTTTGCAACTTATGGAAATTGGAGAACCGGGGCCGAGTATAAATTCTCATCCGCCGATGTATCACTGATGACACCACATGATCGGCAAGAATTACAAGACAGCATTAATAAGGCGAAAGAGAAGAGCAAACAAGATCGATTGATAAGGTATCAAGAGGTTGCAGATGAAGTAAAAGAAAGATTTAAAAATACACACGATGTCACCGAGCACGATTATCTCCGCAAAAAGCAAATAAAAAGTTATGGATTAAGACAAAACAAAGGTCATTTGGTTGTCCCAGTGCATAATATATCAGGTGAGTTAAGATCGCTACAACATATTGATAAAAAAGGAGAAAAAAGGTTTGTATCTGCCAGTGAAGTGAAGGGAAATATGTTTTTAATCGGTTGCGATCATCAATCGTTGTCAAAAATAAAAGAATTAATAGTGGTTGAAGGATATGCAACTGGGGCGACAGTCTATGAGGCCACACAAAAGCCGGTTGCCTGTGTTTTCTCTGCAAATTTTGGCTTTGATGCCATTACAAAATTAAGAACGATTACAAATGCGAAGATCATCATTGCATTTGATAACGATAAGACAGGTTTAGGCCAGAAGAAGGGTAACGACATAGCTTCTTCGGTCTATAACTGTATTGTCCGTATCCCTAGTATCCAGGGTGACTTCAACGACCTCAAAGTTTTACAGGGGTTGGAACAAGTCAAG